GATTTACCTGCTGATAATACTACTATTAAACTTACGCTAACTCCTAACTCGTTGGACATTGCTCCGAAGAGGGATCAGTTATTAGACATAGACAATAATGCAGTATCAGTCAATGCCCAAATAGATACTATATCTACTGCTGGTTCAAGTGGTTCAATTAATTATAATGTTAATTCAAGGTTAAGATAAGATGTCTGAAGATACTTTTTCACCTGGATATGTAGAGAGCATCAGTTCTACTAAAAGAAAGTCTAAAGAAGATTTAAGAATTAATGAGCTCATTCCAGGAGAGATACAAAACTATATCGGCGAAGGTGGTATTAAAACCCTTTTAAAGAAGTACTACGAGTTCATGAATATGGACGAATTTACTTATCAGACCACAGAAACTTTTAATGATATTATATTAATCAATAGGGCTGTCTTTAGATATCCCGACCCTGATGCAAATGGTAATAGTTTTTTTACAGATGACGATGGTTCTAATTCCACATTAGTACTTTCTAAAGCTGGAGAAAGTGATGTTACTATTAGTTTAGTATCATCTAACGTTGCGATTAGTAATGGTAATGACCTTCCAGGTTCATTGGCTAAGTCCACATCAGCAATTGGTAAGACAATTACTATTTCGGGTTTAAGTGCTTATAATGGATGGAACGCAAGACTAACCACACTCATTAGAAATTGGGTAGGTCCTGGTCCATCTTATATTTTAAATGCACTAGAAGATGCAATGGACATTGATAAGAACTTGGATCAAGATGGCCAGTTATCACAAGACTATTTAGAAATGATGCAAAAAGAAATTGCTGCATCAATACCTGCAGACTTACAAGCAAACAAGTCAGTACTCTATAAGAGAATTGTTGACTTTTACAAAGTAAGAGGTAGTGATGATTCTATTGAAACTTTCTTTAGATTATTCTTTAACGAAGAAGTAGAGGTAGAAAGACCTTACGACGATACACTTATTCCATCTGCAGGTGATTGGGACTCATCTATTAACCAGTTTACTTCTACTAAGGGTTTTATATCTGAAAAAGATATTAGAATCCATGACTCATTTCGTTACCAGAAATATTCATATTTAATTAAGTCAGGTAGAAATGTCAATGATTGGAAAGACACATTTAACAAGTTAATCCATCCGGCAGGGTTTATATTCTTTGGAGAGATTTTAATTTTATTAAAACTTACTAGAGATACATTTGGTGATAATGTAAAACCTATCACAATACAAACAAAAAATCCAGAAACTGGTTTATTAGTGAATCAAACACTTAACGTATATGGTAATTTAAGAGGTCCAGGTTTTAATAATAGAGTAACGCTTTCATCTATGCCGGGTCAACAACCAGGAGTCATAGGAGCAGAGGACTTACCATTACTCATAGAAATGTTTATTAGTATGTTTACTCCTAATCCAGAAGCTCTTGCAAATAGAAGAGCAGTTCTTTCTCCAGTTATATCTGGAGGTGCGATTAGTTCCGTTACTGTAGTACAAGGTGGTTCTGGATATATTCCAGCGTCGGCTCCTGTTATTACTATTACAGGTGATGGAAGTGGTGCAAGTGGAACAGCAGTACTTAATTCAGATGGAGTTATTGAATCCGTAACAGTAACAGGTGGCAGTGGATATACTACTGCTGATATTTCTGTTACTGAACCAAAGGATAGTTCTAATAATATAACAACTACTAAGATTGGTAAATTAAATATCTTTAACAGAATTAAAAGAAGTTACAGAAGACCTCCTATTATTAGTATAGGAGCTCCTACTGCCGTAGATACAGATGGTAATTTATTATCAAGTAATGTACAGGCCGTTGCAAACTTTGTAATGGATTCTACATCTTTAGATTTTATAAAGGTTATAAATGGTGGTAGTGGTTATACCTCTGAACCAACTGTAACTGTATCAGGTAATGCAACAGGTCGTGCAATAGTACAAAATGGAAATGTAACTGGTATTGAAGTAATAAATCAAGGAAGTGGATATACTGCGTTACCTACAATTAGTATTTCTGGTGGAGGTGGTAGTAATGCTACTGCTGAAGGTTACTTAATACCAACTACAATTAACAGTATAAATATAAGTAATGCAGGAAATGGTTATACACTTAATCCAGCAGTGACTATACTCTCAAGAAGTATTGATGAGCATAGAGCAAAAGATACTCAGATGATTTTAAAAATAATGCTAAATCATTTAAGTCAAACAACAAACAATTATTTTAATAATAAGGGTGATCGGTTTGGTAACACACAATATACCTGGAGTAGTAATTTTACTATTGAACAAATAGGTACACAAATCATTCAAAACAATTATAAAAATAGTATAAATAGTTATAATACAAATAGTTTTATAACTTTAGATTAATAGGATAAAAAAATGGCAGCAATAATTACAACCCCTTTCAGAGTTCTCAATGGAGAGAACTTCAAAGAAGATGTCGCCGATTCAAATAACAGTATCTATGTGGCTATAGGTAAGTCAGATGCATGGTCTAGTTCACTTTCTACTTTAACTGATTCTACACCTACAGTACCAGCGGATCACACTGATGCAGTTAATGAGGCGTATCAACAAATCATAGGTATGAAAAGAATTCAATCTACTGATGTTTCACACGTAGTACCTAGGTACGACTACGCAGATGGTGCTACATACGTGGCATGGGACTCAAGTAATTCTAACATATACAATGAAAAGTTTTATGTAGTAACATCAGAGTTTAAGGTATACAAGTGTCTTAAACAAGGACCTAGTGTTACATCAGTTCAACCAGTTCATACTGGTGTTAATCCAGTAACTGATAATACAGATGGTTATACATGGAAATATATGTATACAATTACCACTGCAGATTCAGAGAAGTTTTTAACTAAAGAATTTATGCCTGTTAAAACATTACCAATGACAGTTTCAAGTGGTACTGCGGCTACTACACTTGCTACTACTAACGTAGATTATCCTCAACAAAATTCTCAAGTACTATCTTACAATTCTACAACAGCTGCAGGGATTGAAAGAATCGTAGTTACTGCTGGTGGTAGTGGATATACATCTGACCCTACTGTTGTAATTACAGGAGACGGAACTACAGATGCAGTGGCTACTGCTACTAGAACTGGTGATGCTGTTACATCAATTACAGTTACTACAAAAGGTAAAGGTTATACTATTGCTAATATTTCATTTACTGGCGGTGGTGGTTCAGATGCAGCTGCAAGAGCAGTTATTAGTACACCCGCAGGTCATGGTACTGATCCAGTAAAAGAATTAGGATCATTCTTTGTTGGTCTTAATTCACAATTAGATTCAGCTGAATCTGGTGACTTAACAGTTGGAAATGACTTTAGACAAATTTCAATTATTAAGAATCCTTTTAAGAGAGCAAATAACACAGACAGTGGTCATACCTCTGAGACTAATGGAGCAGTTACGAATACTGTTGCAACGGCCCCTACACTAAAAGGTCTTAAATATTTACAAATGGCTTCAGGTGCCTCCTTTACAAACTTTGCAGTAGACCAAGTTATTAATGGTGGAACATCTAATGCAAAGGCATACTTAGTAGAAATAGATACTACTAATGAAAGATTATATTACTACCAAAATAATAAAACAGGTTTTACGCAATTTAGAGATGCTGGTGAAACTATTACAGGTTCTAACCCGAACGGTGGAAGTGCAAGTAGTAAAGCTTCTAATGCAGTTCAGAATTCTGAATTTGTTGAAGGTAGTGGACAAATGATTTTCTTAGAAAATAGAGCTCCTATTTCAAGAACATCATCACAGATTGAAGATATTAAATGTATCATAGAATTCTAATTGAATTCGTTATATAAAAGAGAGAAATTAAATGGCAGATAGAGACACTATATCAAACGTAAAACATTTTGAAAACACTCCGTATTTCGACGACTTCGATGAAACAAAGAATTATCATAGAATTCTTTTTCGTCCAGGTTTTGCTGTACAGGCTAGAGAGTTAACACAATTACAAACTTCTTTACAAAATCAAATAGATAAATTAGGACAGGCCTTTTACAGTGATGGTGATAGAGTACTTGGAGGTAAAGGTACTTTATTGGCTGGAGATAAATATGCATATATTAAATTAGAGGCCTTACATAACAGTGGTGCCATTTCAGGATATGTTTCAGAGTTTCTTAATACAGATATTACTGGTGCAACATCAGGTGTAGTTGCTGAAGTAATAAATGTAGTTGCTGCTAGTGGTGGTGATCCAGATACTCTCTATGTAAAATATAAAAACTCAGGTACTAATAAAATAACCAAGACCTTTGAAGTTGGTGAAGTAATTTCATCTAATGCATCAACTGTAAGAAGTGCTACTATTGGTCAAGGTTCTGGTTCTGGTATTGCCAATGCCATAGGTAAAGGTTCAGCATTTAATGTTGAAGAAGGTATATATTTTATTTCAGGTTCCTTCGTCCATATACCAAGTGAAACTATTGTACTAGATAAGTACACAAATACTCCAACATACATTATTGGTCTACAAGTTACCGAAACAGATGTATCATCAACAGATACAGGTCATTCTTTATTAGTAGATAATGCACAGGGTAGTCCTAACCATACGGCGCCTGGTGCCAATAGGTATATTATCACTACAGCACTTATAAAAGAATCTGATATCACTTTGGCCAGTAGAACAGTTAATGAATATATTCATTTAATAACTGTTGAAAATGGTGAGATATTAAACAAAGATGAAAATCAAATTGATACAGAATTCTTAGATAGAATAGAAACTAGAACAAAAGAAACACATGGCGACTATGTACTTTCTCCTTTTATTCTTGATATTAAAGAACATTTAAGACAAAATAATAATAAAGGATTTGTTGATTCAACACAAGGTGGTGATGCAAACAAAATAGCAATAGGAATTGAACCTGCAATTGCATATGTTGATGGCCGTAGACTTGAGAAAACAAAAACAGAACATGTTATTTTAGATGCCATTAGAGCAAATTCTTCTACTCAAAGAGTAGATAGTGTAAAAAGGTCCACAGGGTTTGGTAACTTTATTAAGTTAAAACCAGACACAGTAGAAGGTACTCCAGACATTAATGGATTCACAACACTTAACTTAACCAATGTTAGTGGTGTGGTCCAGGCAACTGCAAGAGCAAGAGGCTTTGAATATTTTACAGATGCCGCAGCAACAAATCCTTCTCCATGTTTTGAGTTATACATTTTTGATGTAACAATTGAATCTGGTAAATCTTTCTCAGCCGTAACTAAAGTTGTGCAAGGCACTTCATTCGAGGCAGAATTATTACCAGCGGCTGATGGCCAAAGATTTAAAACTGGTGATAATCTATTGGTTTATAAACTACCATTTGAGGCAGTTCAAACTTTACAAGATGGTAGTGGTAATAATACCATAGACTTTAATGTTAGAAAAAGATTAACAGGCTCAGGTAATGTAAGCGGTGGTAGTGTATCATTTAATATACCAACAGGTTTTAGTTTGGCAAATGATGATGATGTTATTATACATGCAGGAACTTTAAGTGATAATGTTGACTCCGTAGAAGTTGCTGATGGAACTGTTACTGATAACGGAACATCAGTTACTGTTGCCAGTCTTGGTTCATCATTTAACGGAAAGGCTGCAACAGGTATCTTTACTTTAAGAAAACTAAATGATACTCCTAAATCAAAAGGAACAATACAAACTATTAATAATGAATCAATTACTGCTAATGGTTCTGCATCTTATGAATTATCAAATGTTGATATTCAAGAATTAACTGAAATTACAGATGTTAATGGTAATGATGTAACAGACAAGTTTATCCTTGATAATGGTCAAAGAGATTCTTTCTATGACAGAGGTAAGATTATTCTAAAAGGTGGACAGTCAGTACCTGCTGGTGCAATGCAAGTCGATTATAAATGCTTTATTCATGCTGGTGCTGGTAACCATTTTTCTGTTGATTCGTATTCTGATTATACTAGTATTCCTACATATAAAGGTTTAAATCTAAGAGACTGTATTGACTTTAGACCATCAGTTACTACAAGTGCATCACAAACTGAAGACGCACAATTTACAGCTACTGGCTCGAGTTCCCTGGTTATTATTCAACCTACAGGTAATGCTGAAATGGAACTTGCCTTTCATCTACCAAGAATAGATAAATTATTCTTAACTAAAGAAGGACAATATAAACTTGTATCTGGTGTGCCGTCAATTAATCCAACAGAACCAGAAGGTTTAGAAAATTCAATTCATCTTTATACTTTAAATTTAAATCCTTATGTCTTTGATGTTGGCGATGTTGTTCCAACAAAGATTGACAATAAGAGATATACTATGCAAGACATTGGTGGTCTTGAAAAGAGAGTAAAAAGATTGGAGTATTATACTTCATTGTCCCTACTTGAAAAAAGTGCAAAAGATGCACAAATTTTTAGTGCAACTGAACCTGACCTAACCAATGAAAGATTTAAAAATGGTTTTATTGTTGACGGCTTCTTCGGACATAACGTAGGTGATACTTCTCACCCAGATTATGATATTGGTGTAGATAAAGTTAATGGTATACTAAGACCAAAATCAGACAATAGAAATGTAAACTTAATTAGGGCAGCGGGTGATGAACCTGCAAATATGGCAGCTGCAATTTCAGGTAATAAGGCAGTTAAGTCCACAAGAGGTGGAATTATAACTATGCCTTATAATGTAGTTACAGAAATCAATCAACCACTTTCTTCTTATGCAGAATTTGTAAATCCATATAATGTTGTAGTATGGGACGGAACTATCAAACTATCTCCAGAATCAGACGAATGGAAAGATGTTGACCAAAGACCAGATATTATCATTGATGATAATTCAGCGTATGAACAGTTTGTTAATATGGCCGAATCACAAGGTATCTTAGGAACGGTTTGGAACGAATGGGAAACAAACTGGACTGGTAGAGAAGTTTTAAGTTCAACCAGACAGAATAGAGGAACCTTTAGAAGGGATACTGCTACTCGTTTAAGAGGTGTAGATGGTACTGGAAGAGCTAATAGAGCCAGAGCAGATGTTGTCACAACTACTACTGCGGTGTTAAATACTGGTACACAAACAAGAGATGGACTAGAAACATATGTAACTCATGACACAGAAACAAAAGAAATAGGAAATTATGTTGTAGAAGTAAACTTTATTCCTTTCATGAGATCAAGAAGGGTATACTTTAATGCAGAACTTCTTAAACCAAATACTAAACTTTATGCATTCTTTAATGGTGTTAATATTACATCATACTGTAACCAAAACAAATCAGGCACTAATCATGTTAATTCAGAGTTCTTAGAATTCTCTGATCAATCTAATGTTAAAACATTTAGTGATAAAACTCAATGGGTTGATGATAGTGGTGCGACATCTGGAACATCAGGTATACTAGAAACAGATGCATCTGGAAGATGTATTGGTTCATTTATTATTCCAAGGAATGATGCATTACAATTTAAAACTGGAACTAGAGAATTTAAACTAACAGATGATTTATTAAACAATAGTGCAAATTCTACTACTAGTGCTTCGGAGAATTTCTATGCACAAGGTATTTTAGAAACATATCAAAAAACAATTATTTCTACTAAAGTTCCTAGATTGGCCTTTAGAGAAGTATCAGAAACAAATACTATTACCTCAAGAACTAATGAAGTATCACATGAAGTAATTAGATGGGCAGATCCTCTTGCTGAAACATTCTTAGTATCAAACAGAGGTGGTATGTTTACTACAGGTATTGATATATTCTTTGCAGTAAAAGATTCAGCAATACCAGTTCAAGTGTCAATCAGAGAAGTAGAGAATGGATATCCTACTCAGAGGGTTGTACCTGGTGCAGATGTTGTAGTTTATCCAGGCGATATTAACTTACCAACAGATACTTCTGCTTTTAATGGTGTAGGTAATGCTGATACTGCAACAAGTATTAATTGGGACTTCCCAGTGTTCTTAAAAGAAGGCCAGGAATATGCCATTGTTCTTATTTCCAATTCTGACATATATAAAGTATATGTTGCAGAAACAAGTAAGTTTGATTTAACAAATGCAAACCATAGAATAAGTAAACAACCATTTAATGGTGTATTCTTTACATCACAGAATGCCTCAACATGGACTGCGGAACAAAATAAAGACCTTAAATTTAAATTAAAAAGAGCCTCATTCGTTGGAGATGCCAGTAATAATGTTACTGCAGTTCTTAGCAATGATACTATTGAGGTAAAAGATTTGGGTGTTGATCCAATTATCTTTGAATCCAATGTAAGTGGAAATTGTAACATTAGAGTTATTCATCCAAACCATGGAATGTATGGAGGTGATGATGTACACAAAGTTACAATTGCTGGAGTACCAACATCACCGGCTACTATTAATGGTATTGCAGCTTCAAGTATTAACGGAACTCATTTAGTAAAAGACGCACAACATGATTCATATGTAATTAGAATACCAAGTGATGTTGCAACTACTCTTGGTCAAAGAGGTGGTGGTGCAAGTGTTACTGCTTCAGAAAATCAGATGTATGATACAGGTTATCTTGCTGTTAATTCATTAGAATTTCCAGGTGATCCTGAAACTGATGCTGATGATGTAAAAATTACATATCAACATAGAGGGTTAAGAAGTAAGTCACAAAATGCAGACAGTGGCCAGGTACATTATACTTTTAGTGATAATAAAACAATATTAGGAAATAAAAATGTTTTCTTTGATGAACCATTTAGTATTGCTTCTGCAACTAATGTAACATATAAATCATTATCAAATAATTTACTACTAACATGTACTTTATCCAATGCTGGAATAGAAAATCTATCTCCTGTAATTGATTTAAATAGAACATCATTTAATGCAATTCAGAATAGAATTAATGAACCGGTAGATACTGAAACTAATTATATCGCAGAAACATCTGGAACAGGAACATCTAGTGTTGCAAAATATATTACTAAGAGAGTAGAACTGGCAACTGATGGTACTCAACTTGATATGTTCTTAAATATTAACAGACCTACACATACATCAGTAGAAGTCTACGTTAAGACAAGTGGAGATACCGATGTTGATTTTGATGATATAGGTTGGACTTTGGTTAATCCAAATAGTGTTGTTTCTTTTAATGATAGAAATGAATATAATGAAGTAGGTTATGTCGCGACTCCAGCTAGTGCCTTTAATTCTTTCTCAGTTAAGATTGTATTAAAATCACAAAGAAGTTCAAGTGTACCAACAATAAAAGACTTTAGGGCCATTGCAACAACATAATGAATAGAGTAAAAATAAAAGATAATATAGGTTTAGAAAGGGATTTATCTTCTCACGCAGTTATAAATACAAGTATGACTGCATACGAAAATAGATTAAAGCAGATTAAAAAAGAAGAAAATTTTAAAAATGAATTTTCACAGATGAAGGCCGACGTGGCTGAGATTAAAGAACTACTGAAAAATTTAGGTGGTAAATAATGGCAAATGAAATAAAAGTTTTAAAGAGTAATACACTAGAAGAATTAAGACAAAAGACCAATGAGGTTTCTTTTGATTTAGGTGATAATAGTCAACTAGATACCACTCGATTAAGTGATAAGGTATATACTTATACTGCGACTACTGCTAATGGCGGTAAGTTTATTGGTAATGATAGTAATAGTGATAGTTTAGTATTCAGTGTATTACCTGATGTTTCACTAGATAATACTGGTGGTTATATTATTCTAAAAGATAGTACCTCCATACCAGCCTCATTTGCAGTTGGAGATACACTATCACAAAGTGGTGGATATAGTTGTACTCTTGTTGCAATCTCAACAGTAGATGGCAAACCAAAACTTCTTGTTAAAAATTCATCTGGTACTTTTAATTCAGGTCAAGATTTTACAGACGGCACAGGAACTATTGCCCATGCCAATATCGTAAGACAAATATCAGAAAGTTATAATGTTGCAGCAATTAGAGTATTAAAAGATTCTGCAGAACTAGTACAAGATTTATCACAGAATGGTTTCCATGTTATTCCACTTGCTGGTAGTATTCCACTTTCAGGAAGTCCAGACGTTTCAGAATTCCATGAAGGAGATTTTGTTTATCAAGGTAATAGTGTAAATACTGCAACTTGGTCTGGTACTTTATATCATGCTAGTTCAACATTACTAACAGTTAAAACTGTAAATGGTTCATTTAATGCCAGTACAGTAATAAAAAATTCAAGTACAAGTGATAGTATCACTGGTTCTAATCACGGTAATATTACAAACTATAGTGCCGATGGATTTGGTATAGAATTAAACACTCCTGCAGCAAATACAAATATAGTAACAATAGTTGCAACAGATTTAGTTGATGCCGTTAATGAAATTCAAGATGATATAGGAACACTAGAAAGTCTTACACAAGGTTCAGCCGATTTAGTTACAGCAATTAATGACCATGAATCAGACATAGGTAATATGACACTCACGGGATTGAGTGCTAATAATTTATCTGCAGCTGCAAGAGAATTAAGAACAGAACTTGGTGACGTTACAGAAATTAATGATGCAACAGGCTATAGTGCGACAACTTCGGTTGGTGGTATTAAAGAAATTCAAGGTGACATCGGAGATGTTACAGGATTAAATACAACACATGATACAACCTTAGTAGGTGCGATTAACGAAATCGAATCAGTGTTCGACGCATCAACACATGAGATTAGTGCAGGTTCAAATACATTTACAATCAATTCAGACAATTTTACTGTTAATTCAAACGGAACTATTAAACTTGATGCAGAAGATGGTATTATAAATCTATTTGATAATACTACTCAATATGGTTCTTTAACTAATTCTGGTGGTAACTTAGTAATTAAATCTGGTACTACTACAATGCTTACAGGTAGTGGAGCTAATGCTACATTTGCAGGAACAGTTACAGCAGTAGGAACTTCAGTATTTACAAACTTAGATATATCTGGTAATGTTGATATTGATGGCTCTTTGGAAACTGATGCATTATCAATTAATGGAACAACAGTATCTTCTACTGCAGCAGAATTAAATAAGCTAGATGGTGCAACACTAAGTACATCAGAATTAAATATCCTAGATGGTGCAACATTAACTACATCTGAATTAAATATTCTTGACGGAGTAACTGCAAGTGCTACCGATATTAATTTAATTGATGGTATTACAAACGGAACAGTAATAGCAAGTAAAGCTATAATTACAGATTCCAATAAAGACATAACAGGTGGTAGAAATATCACTATAAGTGGAGAGCTCGATGCTGCCACTTTAGATATTAGTGGTAACGCAGATATAGATGGTACATTGGCCCTTGGTACACTTACCAATGTTGAGTCAAGTATTACTACCCTACAAACTAAAGTAGGTAGTGCGACCTTTACAGGAGATATTACCAGTGGTGCAGGTTCAGTAACAGCAGCAATAGGGTTAATAGAAACAGAAATTGGTAATGATGAAGGATATAGAGCCACAGGTGGTGAAGCAATTACTTATGGTGCAACAACAATTTCTGGAGTATTAATAAATTTAAATAACGAATTAGATGAACTTAATGGTCTCACACTTACTGCTGGTGACGGTTTAACATCTGTTTCAGGTGGGACACTAGCTGCAGATAGAAGTTTTGCAGTAGGTGCCGGGTTAGGTATAACAGTTAATGCAAATGATGTTGCTATTACTACAGGCGGTGTTACTAATGCCATGTTGGCTGGTTCAATTGCAGCAACAAAACTTGCTGGTAGTATTCCAAATAGTAAACTAGTTAATGATCATTATACTATAGCCACAAACGGAACAGGTAATAACTTTGATATTCAACTGGGTGATACATTTAATTTTGATGAGGGAGAGGCAATAAATATTGCTCTTACATCAGATAAAGTTACAATATCTGCAGAACTTGCAACAGAAAGTAATGCTGGTGTCGCAACATTTGATGGTACAGACTTTACAGTAACCAGTGGTGATGTTACAATTAATGATGAAAGAATCGAAGACATTGTTGGCGCCATGGTTTCTGGTAATACAGAAGATGGTATTGCTGTAACATATGCGGACAACGACACTGGTGCAGGTAAACTCAATTTTGATATAGATGATACTCAGGTCATGAGAATTCAGTCTGGTGTTGGTGCACAAACAATTTATGGTACTAAAACCTTTGTTGGTGCTGTTGACCTTTCAGGTGCCACAGTTACATTTGGTAGTGGTGGAAGTATACAAAACTTTAATACACAATTCTTAACATTAACTGCTGATACAAATTCCTCTGGTTTAAGAATTGATAGAAGTGCAAATACAAGTGCAACAGTTTCAACTAGTATTGATCCAGACTTCTTCTGGGACGAAACACAGGTAGGAACAGGTGCTAATAATACATCACATAGAGGTTGGAGACTAAAAGGATTTAGTAATGCCTCAACCCCTATTGCAAATACAGCTGATGTAGTAACATTCTATAACGCAAAGGATTTAGTAAGTGCTTCTAATTCATCTGGTATTACTCCAACATTTACGATGAATACATCTACTACTGGAGAACACCAAGGTATTTGGGACTTCGATGTAAATGTAGATAATTCATCTATTGAAGTTTCGTCAGATAATTTAAGAGTTAAGGCTGGTGGTATTACTAATGCCATGTTGGCAGGTAGTATTGCTGCAAGTAAACTTTCAGGAAGTATTCCAAATAGTAAAATAAGTAATCCAAGTATTACAATTGGTGACAGTACAATTGCTCTAGGTGGAACAGACACAACACTTACAGGTTTAACAGATATAGATTTAACATCTGGTCATAAAACAATCTTTGATGGAGTTGGTGCACATACTCTTACACTTGGTGACTCAACTACATCAATAGTAACAGGTGGTGATTTAACAGTTACTGGTGATTTAACAGTATCAGGTGATACTACAACTTTAAATGTGGCAACACTATCTGTTGAAGATACTAATATAACAGTTGCTAAAGCTGCAACTACTTCATCTGCAGCAGATGGATCAGGACTTACATTTGGTGATTATATTGGAAAGGCCACATTTACTTATGTTCATAGTGGAACAAAATTAGTATCTAATAAACCTTTACATGCAACATCATTCCACGGTAATGGTGCAAGTTTAAGTGCTCTTAATGCATCTAATATTTCAACTGGAACTATTGCAACTGCCAGATTACCAAATAGTATTTCATCAAGTATTACAGGTAATGCTGCTACTGCAACTCAAGTTTATGTAACAGAAAACAATACAGAGAATACTAATTTAAGATTATTATTCCATGATGGAACTGGAACTGGAAATAGTGGAGTTGAACATGATGATAATCTATTATATAATCCAAGTTCAAATACATTAACTGCTGGAACATTTAGTGGTGCAATTGCATGGACAAATATAACAGGCAAACCAACATTTGACAATTATAGTTCATGGACAGCTGCAGATGGAGCTAACACTCCAACATCATATCCAATTACTTCAGGCGATGTATTATCATTTATTGATACAAACCAGATTGAACCAAGATTTAATGCCGATGATCAATTAAAATTTAATTTAGTTGATAACTCTATCGGTGCTTTACAATTAAATGTAACTGGAAATGGTGCTTCAGGACAAGCTCTTATTTCAGATGGTGATGGATCAATGACTTGGTCTACAATATCTGGCGATAATACTCTTTATGATTTATACGTAGTACAAACTGGTGGTAATAATACAAATCCAATTTTAAGATTAGATCCAAGCTCTGGTACTAATGATGATATTACTTTAACAGGAGCAGGTGCAGTTTCAATTACTAGAACATCTAATACTGGAATTACAATTAGTGGTGCGAATACAACATATACTGCAGGAATAGGATTAGTATTAAGTGGAACAGAATTTAAAGTAAATCTAAATTCAGAAACAGTCCAGTCAACGGCTGCCAATAGTCTTTCTTCTACTTCAAGTAGAACTTATTCAGTACAAAGAGATTCAGGTGATAATTTAGTTGTTAACGTACCATGGCAAAATACTCAAAGAGCTGCAGGTACTGGTTTATCCCTAAGTGGTAACACTATAAATGCTAATGTTGATGGAACTAATACAGTTGCAGCAAATGCCTCTAGTACTACAGCACTAAGAACATATAAAGTTCAAGTAGATGGTTCTGATAATTTAGTTGTTAACGTACCATGGGCAAATACTCAAACTCCTGCAAGGTCTGCAGGTGCTGGTTTATCACTAAATGGAAATACTATAGACGCCAACGTAGATGGAACAAATTCAGTTTCACCAAATAGTTCTACTAATACAGGTGGAAGAACATATAAAGTTCAAGTTGATAGTTCAGACAACTTAGTTGTTAACGTACCATGGTCAGATACTACAATTCAGAATTCTGATACAATTGATATGGGTGACGGATTTAAAGTTGCCGACGCAAATGGTACAGATAAATTCACAGTAACAGAAAACGAGAAATTAAGATTTGCTGCGTCAGGCGCGGCTGCAGTATCATTTGACGCAGGAACTCAAAAGGTAACATATAGTGCAACAAACACAGTAACAAGACTTAGAGAAGATAGTGGTACTTATAGAACAGGTGACCTTACACTTAAAAGTGGGACAAACGTATCTATTGTCGAAACTGCTACTGGTGAATTTACTTTTAACAGTACCGATACTATCGGCTCTGATACAATTGATATGGGTGACGGTTTTAAAGTTTCTGATAATGCTGGTAATAATAAATTTACAGTAACAGAAAATGAAGAAATAAGATTCGTAGGTACTGGTGCCACATCAGTTTTGTTTGAATCTTCACCACAAAGAATTACAATTAATTCAACAGACACTAATACATGGCAACAAAATACTAAAGATATACCCGGTTATGTTCCTGCACCAGGGGCAATTGCTCATAAAGTTTGGAAAACAGACGCTAGTGGCAACCCAGCATGGAGAGATGACGATGTTGGATTAACTGCTGTTGCTCTAGGTACTAACCATAATACTACAACAGTTGTAATCACAAATGATGCAGGTGCTAACGCAACAATAAATGCTGCAACTACATCACTTGCTGGTGTAATGACTAATGCTGACAAGACTAAACTTGATGGTATTGCGACAAGTGCTAATAATTATTCACTACCTCTAGCTGCTAATGGAACAAGAGGTGGTGCCCAAATTGGTTATTCTGAAAATGGTAAAAACTATCCAGTTGAATTATCATCAGAAAAAATGTATGTTAATGTACCATGGACTGATAATAATACAACATACTCTGCAGGAACGGGTCTTGATTTAAGTGGTACAACATTTAGTTTAGCTACTGACCAAAGAAGAAGTAGTTATGCTGGTGATATGTATTTAGGTCATGCTCATGCAACGGCTAAGTCATATATCAAATTACATTCAGCTGTTGCGAGTGGAGATACAGGATATATTGATTTTTATACTTCAGCTACTACTAGTAGTAATCCAACTCAT